TTGTTGACATTTTCGACAGACTTGTTACCTCTAAAAGCGGTAAGATAAACCTTATCCACATTGGGTATACTGAGTAGGTTTTTCTCGATATTGGCTATACGTTTAGACTCTGCCAATTTATTTTTAAGCGCTTCTTGGCGTTTACGTATTTCTTCACGAGCAGCCTCTCTCTTGGCTTCAATTTCTTCACGCTTTTTAGCCTCTTGTGCTTCTTTCTCAGCCTTCTTACGATTTTCCTCATTGCGTCGAGCTTGATTGTTAGCGTTGTTTTGAACAGCTGCATTTTCTTTGTTAGGTTCTTCTTCAATATTGTTTAATTTACCATTATTGGGCCTGGTATTGGGCTTCACATTACTGTTAGGCTTCGTGTTGTTAGCGTTGTTATTGGGCTTCACATTACTGTTAGGCTTCGTGTTGTTAGCGTTGGTCATGATGGTATTTCCATTGTTGTTTTTGTTGTTCACGGTGTTGTTACCCACACCGATGTTGACCTTACTGGGTTTGTTGTTCACGGGCTTATTGGGCTTGTTGTTAGCGTTGGTCATGATGGTATTTCCATTGTTGTTCTTGTTGTTCACAGTGTTGTTACCCACACCGATGTTAACCTTTTCCTTCTTGATATTCACAGGCTTATTGTTCTTGTTGTTCACAGTGTTGTTACCCACACCAGTGTTAACCTTTTCCTTCTTGATATTCACAGGCTTATTGGGCTTGTTGTTCACGGTGTTGTTACCTACACCGGTGTTGACCTTATTGGGTTTGTTGTTCACAGGCTTATTGGGCTTGTTGTTCACGGTGTTGTTACCTACACCGGTGTTGACCTTATTGGGTTTGTTGTTCACAGGCTTATTGGGCTTGTTGTTCACGGTGTTGTTACCTACACCGGTGTTGACCTTGTTGGGTTTCTTGTTATTCACAGGTTTATTGGGCTTGTTGTTCGGACCCACAGGGGCTATGGGCTCCCCGAAACCATTTGGTTTCTTTAGAGGTCCCTGAGCTACAACTGGTCCTTCATTCTTATAGTATCCCGTACCCTTATTACCAGTCTTGAATACATAACCATTCTTCTTACCGTTGAATGTATTCGCTTTGATGTAGTTGGTATTAGTGTTTTTAGAACCACCGAATAATCCACCGAACATAGACGTCTTACCACCCTTATTCCCATTAGCAAAATCGGGTCTATTCATAGTGGCGAACAGACTCTTTTTGGGGAAAGATACTTGAGAATTTGGAACGTTGTTCTTCTTGCTATTGTTAAACGTCGAATTCACATTTCTGTTTCTTTCCGTGTTATTAAACGCCGAGTTGGTGTTGAAATTCCGATTTCTGTTTCCTCCACCAAGGTTGTTCAAATTCGAGTTTCTGTTTCCTCCACCAAGGTTGTTCAAATTCGAGTTTCTGTTTCCTCCACCAAGGTTGTTCAAATTCAGGTTATTCGCTGCTGCGTTGTTCACTGCTGCGTTGTTCAGACCCAAATTGTTCGCTGCTGTGTTGTTCACTGCTGCGTTGTTAGTCTTACTTATCATCATACGCTTCTTAGAAATCTTAATAGGTTCATGAACATTCATATACCTTAAGCGCTTACCGATAGCATCAAAAATTTGATTTTTGGTCATCTGTTCCGTCTGCTTTAAACCCACCTTTCGTGCAATTCTTTTAAGATCGGTACGTTTTGAAGTTGAACCAAATAATACATCGAAATCACCTGGGGTTAATGGTGATTTCCTATCGATTAAATAACCCATCCTTGAGTTGAAAATGAGAGGGGGTAGGGGTAATTTACCTCCCTGGATATCGTCGTACACTTGACATATCTGTTCTCTTGTCAGTTTAATAGAGTGCCCAGTATTCATCTTAATGAGTTTTCTGAGATCGGCTATTTCCGCATCTGGATCACACGTGTCCATCGTATATATTAAACTGACAAAAAAGTTTGTCCGGTGTTTGTTAAAATCATTCCTTTGCTAAAAGTTGGTTTATGAGATTTTTCTTTTCCTTCGCCGGTATCATCTGTTTGACTATCGTGTTTTTGATGTTCGTTTTCAATTCGTCTATGTCAACTCGTTTTGTTTTAAGTCTCTTGTTTAAAGTGTTTTTCAATTCCTTTTTCATGGGAAGTTTTGGAATTAAAATAGCTATACGTTTTTTAGTTTTTGCAAACTGTTTATCTTTAGCACTAGAAATGGTTGTAATTTGTTGAATAGTTTTTTTACCATTTATATAATTTTCAAGATATTCATCGATTCGTTTTTGGGGTACATTGACGAGACTGTACAGATGTTTTTCAAGGCGGGGTTTTTTAGTTTCTCGTTCCTTCTTATTTTGGTTAGCTTTAAAAGCCTTTGCAGATTTGACCATTTTAATTTGTTGTTCACGTTTCCTGGCGTTCATAACCCTATTGTTTTTACGAGCTTTAGCTTCTCTCATTTCAGTCACAATTATGTTTGTCTTTTTGGATTCGACTATGTACTTGGCCTTCTTTTTCAACGCTGTTATATTTTTGGTATTATTACCAATGTTACCTTCGAGCCTGTCCTTTTGTTCTTTCGATAAGTTGAGAGTATTAAGATAGACACGTAATTCGGTCTTTAGTCGTTCGCGTGTAGAATTTTTATTCTTCAATGCACGTTCTGCAACCTGTATTTTTCGCTTAAGCGCATCGACATTTGTTGTGAGTGTGACGCTATCTATAAATGTTCTCTTCATACCGGCGGTGATTTTTATATCATTTGCAAAGTTTCTGATATTGGAACGTTTTTTCTCGAGTGCTTCGGCGTTTATTTCGGTTTTTATTTTTTCGGCTTGTTTTCTCAGGGTTTGTGCCTTATTAAGAGTGAGACTGTTATTAATTTTTTGTAAAATGGGTGTATTTTTGTTACCGAGTTGTAAAGAAACTATATATTCCCTTGTATCTTTCTGAAGATTTTCCTGACCCCTTGCCTTGGCGTCAATCTGTTTTGCTCTTGTTATGAGAGTATTAACACGGTTGGGGTTATTCCTAAACGCTTTAAGAAGATTAGTCTTGACGGTGTTTGTTAATATGAGTGACTTCATAGTTTCCACTAATTTTTCACGGTTTCTTTGCTTTTTGAGATCCGTCGCGTTCAATTGGGATATAGTTAAGGTTTTATTCTTTGTTCCGTCAAATGTGGTTAAAATCTTTTTGGTATTTGTTTCAGAAAGCTGTAACGTATTCATATGTTTTACCAATTGACTGCGTTCATTAGCTCTTTTTTCGTCATTTCTCTTTTTCTTGATACTCCGAGCCTTTGTTTCAAATAATATGACACTACCGGGTGTGGTATTGAAATTTTTAAGTATAGCACTTTTATCCGCGTTATTTAGGTTAAGTGGTTGGAGTATTTTTTCAATCTTATTCCTATCAGATGCAATTTTATCTCTTATTCGTTTATTTTTTAATTGAGTGGCTTTAGTCTTCATGATATTCAAAGTTTTTACTTCATCAAAGTCTTTTAGAATAGATTTTCTATCTTCGACGTTCATATTAAGTTCTTTATCTAGGAATGTGTAGAGACTGGCCCTCTCCGCCTTATACTTTTCGTCAGCTCGTTTTTTCTTTAGTTCAGCTACCCGTTTTAACATCTTATTAATGGGTATATTTTGACTAGTAAACTTTTGTAAAATCATATTTTGATTTTCACTAGTCATGGGTTTTATAGCTTCTTGTATTTTCATCATATCCATATTTTTCTTTCGGGTAATGGCATCAACGAGTCTATTCCTAACCTGTTCAGCTTGATTGACTGTTGTAATTTTTCCGAGGTTAAGATTGAACTTCAATTGACTCTTGAGAGTTATGTTTGAAATTTCCTTCCTTATAATATCGACATATCCACGTGCGATGTCCTTGTCCATCCGTTTAACATCATCTACATTTTTGATATTTCTGATTCGTTTATTTCGTACTTCATCTACAGGTAAAGCCTTGGCCCGGTTTAGTAATCTCACCTTTTCATCGTTGAGTAATTTCATAGATTCCGCTTTAGATTTATACTGTTGAACATCATTTGGAAATTTATTGTAGGTATCGATAAGTTTTGTTACTCTTTCATTAGTCGCGTTGAGACCAAGATTTACTATGTATCGTCTAAATTGAATTTTTTGATTCTTTTTTAGTTTATTATTAGCCTGTTTCATCTGTTTTTCAGCGTTATCGAGTTGTTGTATATTTAACTTATTGGTCGTATTTTTCTGTTCCAAGGTGGCTTTATTAGAAGCTTCCTTATTGAGTTTAGCTTTTGTCTTAATATTTTTCTGTGCGTTCCTCGTATTACGAATATTCGTAATAACACTTTTCATAGCGTTTACATTACCCACACCCGCGTTGAAATTTTTCATTATTTTCAGTTTATTAACCCTACTTAAACCCTGTGTATTAATGTAATTTTCTAATTCTTTTCTTTGAGTAGCTCTTGGATTGTTGACTGTCTTTATATGAGAATTTGTAGCAGATTTTATCAGGGGTTCAAAATTTACAAAATAGGCGTCGAGTGCGAGTGCTATTCTGTTACGATTTTCCTGTTTTAATGTTAGTCTACCCACATAACTAGCGAAATTTTCATCGTTCCGAATTCCCTTTTCAGCTTTACGTATATTAGCAATCCCTTTCGCCTCGGTTAATAATGTTGGAGATTCTATGTATGTTTTTATATACTTATTGATTATGTAATCTATATTAGATTGATTTAATTTTAATTTTTTTAGATTGGTGACTAATTTGGGTAAATTTTTGTTTCTATATTCTCGATACAATTTCATATAATACTTGTTCGCGTCTTTCTTGATAACATTCACGGGTTTGTTATACGTCGTGTATTGGTTAATAAAATACTGGTGATCCTTGGGTTCAATTCCTATCTCCACGAGATATTCTAATATTTCATTTATATCTAATTGATGACCAATCATCGCTTGTTCTTCTATCATAGCGTTTCGTTCAAGCTTCTTTTTCTCAATCATGAAAGCCTTATCCTTTTGGTATGTAGCTTCTTGATTTTTAGCAATCTGTTCCTGCTCCCTTATCATATTCTCCCGGTGACGTCTATTTTCTTTTTCTTTTTCCTTTTTCTCGGTTACTTTCATATTCTTAATTTGTGTGTTTATCACAGTTTTCATTCTTTTTGTTAAATTTTTAACATCTTCAGGTGTGTTTATCGTATTTATCTGTGCGAGTAATACCTGATTTGTACCAGTAGATTCCGCTATCTTACGGAGTTTATCCTTTGTGCGTTTTTTTATTACTACTTTGGCGTTATTGAGCTTATTTAAGTCGTTTATGGCTGACAGGTTATTCAAGATGTCTATATTAGCCTGTAATGCAAAATTAGACAGTACCTTTTTATTATTTTGGAGTTTCCTTTTTGTACGCATCAGAAAGTTTTTCGTTTGTGACGTTAACATTGTTCTTATTTTTCACTCCCTGTAATATTCAATTCGTACGAGATTCGTTTAGCTTTCTTAACGAGTTCATTCTTTTTTATTTGGGTATTAGCTTGATTTTTCACGATACCATCTATTTCATTTTTTATGTTTTTAAGGGATGTATTGGTTGTTTTGAATTTACTTATGAACCCAGGTTTATTGATGTTCAAATTTTTAATATATGCGAGTAACTCGTTGAGCTCTTTACCTCGTTTTGTATTTTTTAAATTTTTCTCCACCGTGGCTACGTCTTCGCGGAGTTTGGGTATGTTAACATCATCTAAACGCATACGATTGATAAATACACGCCGTTTACTATCTGGGATGGCACTCTTTCTTACAAAATCGATGAAATTTTCTTTATTTCTCTCCAATATATCAGCAGCTTCCCGTTTTTTAGACTGCGTTTTCTGACTCCCCGCTTCCTCGATTCGTTTTTTTAAAGGAATTAAACGATTTGAAAATCTGAGATTACTTATAGCTCTAGAAAAGTTACTAGATACATTCTTCTCATTAGAAAGTTTTGATAAAGCGATTTTACTCGCTTGTACGACATCAAGCTTAACTACATTTAAAGGACTGAATCGTATTCGCACCAGAAATCATTCCCTGCGAATGAATCATAAATTCCGATTTCCCTCGGTCAATTTTACAAGTTTATCCTTCTCATTCGAAAGTTCAGTGAGTCGTTTTTTCTCACCAGCCTTTTCTATCACATCCTTGAGCGCGTCAGCTTTGTCATTCGTATTCACAGCCTTGATACGTTTTACGCAATGTTTGAATCACTCCCTAACTTTGTAGCGAGTTCCGTTAGTTCTACACGTTTTCCGGCTATACCCTTCAAGACCTTGACCTTCTTCAATTTTTTCGCCTCTTCGATGAGATTCTTAACTCCAAACTTACCAGTCTTAAATTTCGCTAGTATTTTCAATTGATTTGACTGGCTAATACCAAGATCTTTGATAGATTCTCGAAGTATCTTTCTCTGTTTTGAGATGCGTTCAGAAGATTTCTTCTTCTCAATCTTTTTAGCATTCTCGACGAGAGTTCTAATCGTATTTTTTCCCTTCGTCAAACTTTTTAAGAAGTTCGGTTCCTATTCGATTCATTTATCTGTATCTTTCCCTAAATTATTCGAGAGTTTGGCTCTTCTCTGACCCAAATCCTTCTTTTTCCGAAGTTCGACTATTTTTTTAGCTCTATCATGTAAATCATCTAGATTTGATTTATCGTCTACTATGTCTAATAGACTATACAGATCATTCTCATTTAATGGTAAATTCACTATCCGTCGTTCAAGTTCTCGACGCTTTTTTATATACTTCTTGATTACGTCTATTTTTATGTACAGCTAATGCTTCTCTATAAAGGGTCTGAGGATCAACTCTACCCTGTGTTACCCTCTGTTGGTAAGACTGAATTTCTGACTTACTAAGAAACGGTAGTCCTGCCAGCCTTACTTTGAATGTATTCACATCCATTTATATTAAGCTGACAAAAAAGTAAAACCTCTATTAAATAATCTAATTTTTTCTTCATAACTCATACTAAAATCAAACACATCTGTATCACCAACATTAATTTCGACAAGTTCTATAGGTGTATCGTACTGAACACGATTCGATAACGCCGATCGAACGAGTGTTTCTACAAATTCCTTCGGTGTTTGTATATCTTCTTGGTATACACGATTCATCTTAATTTTTATGCATGTGATTTCGTGTGCCTTTTTATCAAAAAAAGGTGTTAATGGGTATTCCTCCTTCATACCACCATCTACGTAAGTTTCATTATTATACTTACCACACGCAAATATGAAAGGTACAGCCATACTCATACATACTGCATCTATAACCTTCATATCTGGATGTGTATCCTTGGAGAAGTATACAGTCTCGGATGTATTCATACAAAACGCTGCTATGTAGATTTTCATATCTATATCCGCAAACGTTGGATCTGAACCACATATTTCTACTATTTTTTTGCGTATAGGTCCCATGTCAACAAAACCAAATTTGTTAAAAAATGAGCCTATACGTATTTTAACAAAGCTGGGGATATTTGTTGAAAGAGACGTTTCAAGAATTTCATCAACGGACATCCCCAACGCTAAGAATAACCCCAATATTGCACCAGCAGATGACCCCTGAAATTTCCTGGACATTCGCAAGTTCAGTCTCTCTAGCTTTTAGAGCACCTATTAGAGAATATATACCCATAGAAGCTGGACCTAATACCAAGTATTTCATCTTCCTACTTAATAGAACTGAGGAAATTGGCGCCTCAAAAGCGCGAATACTACCGCGAACACGATCGAATGAACGAGAGCCGCGTTGAGACTGGTCTGACCAGATCGAAGAACCCCACCCGAACCAGGGGGAAGAGTGAGAAGAAGACCAGGGCTGAGCGCAAGGAACAGAGCGGTGCTCACAATGAGATCGTTCCTGGTGAGAACGAGACCCATACCCTTGGCGATGAGACTGTATACCAGGAAGAAAACTAGAGCATGAAAGAAAACGGCCATCTGACTGGTTTTTCGGTTCATGAGAGAGACCTTGGAGCCGTCGGTTGTCAGAAGAACACCGGGACTCAGCGCTAAAAAAAGAGCTGCAGGAATAGCGACTTTTTGGGCGGTAAGGTTGGGAGGAAGCATTTAATATATACGCATATAATTTTTGGTAAAATCAACAAAATCGTTGAATGTTGCACCACGCATCATTTCTTCATAAACACCGTTTTCATTAATCGAGCGCCTGAGATTTTTCCAGATATGGGTGAGTCGTTCCTCGTACCATATCGTCTGTTCCTGATATTCCCATGTGACTCGTGGTAACGTGGAGTCATGTTCTTTGTAACAAAACTCGACAAAATCACAAAATTCACCTGTGTGTTCGATTTTGGCATCATACATGAGAGTTCTGATAACGTTCCACATGTGCCATAGTTCATCTGAGTATTCGATTTCCCAGTCTTCAATACTCAGAGGAGTGTCTTCGATATTTTCATCGTCATCGCTTACGTCGGGATCAAATCCGTTAGCAGCTTCGTATACGTATTGGCTCCAAACCATGTTTATTACTTATTTTCATTAGCGAGCTTCTCTTTTATACCAGTTAATGAAAGAGATGTTGTTTCTCGGGTCTTTAAGTTGTCTGTTATAGAATTGAATGCTCCCTCAACCTTGGCTTCATCCCCCCCAAAAAACTTGAGAAGGCCCTCCTTAATTGCATCTTTATTGATACCAGCCTTTTCGTACAGATTTACGAATACTAATTTTACCTTTCCTGAGGTTAATGGTATCAATACCCTGGGTAACCATATGCTTCTTAACCGTCTCCTTGAGACGTTTTTCCTCCTGGTTTAAGACTTTGATATCAGATTTCGCTTCAGAAAGTTGTTTTGTGAGGTCTACGAGCTTAGAAACGCTCGCGGAAAGTTCGTTAGAAACGTCACTCATTGTTATTTATTCACGTATCTAATCTTTAAGCGCACAAACCACGCTGCATGAGATCGGGAACGATAGTGGAGTTGTTCCAGACATAGGGGTCCTTGGGGTTGGGGGGATCCTTACGAATCTGCTGGTTGGCATTGCGGAGAGCACCACCGACAGTCTCAGGGGAAGCCTACCTGCTGACGAGGCTCAAGGAAGTTCTGACCCTTAAGGATGTCTTCTGGGGCAAACTGACCAAAATCCTCATCCGAAGCAACCTCGCGGGGAAGGAGAGAGGACGCGAGACCGGTACCCTTATCCATACCACAACCATTGGCTGGGGCGGCGGAGGGACCGGCAGAAGGAGCGGCAGCGGGGGCTGCACCGAACGCGGAGTATTCGCGCTCAACGATGGCATAACCAGACTTTGAGTTCATTTGGAATAGAATAAAAATGAGAGCAGCTACGGCGAGGAGCATAATCATATTTTGGTTACGACCCTTTTTTAAACCGAACATCTTTTATAGTATATTAACAAATTATTTTTACTGGTCATCGTCATCGACAAATGCGTACCCCTCTGGGTATACATCCAAAATTGGGTCCGCATGAATCTTGACCTGGACAATGTTCCAAGATGAACCGAAGGCCTTCTTGGCGAACCAAAGACCGGCAAATTCGAGGATGACATTACAACTTTTACCGGGTTGCATCATCTCAAAGTCGACCATCTCCTGCTGTGCGTCAAATACCTTAGTGGCCTCAATGCGATCCCCTGTGAACTGACCGTTGGCTACACTGGGGGTGTATGCACCCTTTATGACATTCTCAGAAAGCTTCTTCCCAAACCACATCTCACAGTTCTCGTTCGCTGCCGTGAGGTTGGCCTGCATCGGTATCCTCAATCTTTTTGAGATTGACGTCCGAGTCGAGTTCAAACACAACCTCGCCTGACACATCGGCTACCTTGACATTATTGAGTTGAATAAGACACTTTCGCTTATTGTCGTTAAGAGCCTTTACGAAATAGAGTCCGTCCTCACCCTTGGCTGGGGTGTTGTAAATCATTTATGTATTTGTTGCGTGTTATTTCTTTAACCCAACAAACGGGATGGCGGCGGACTTATTAAGTACGTTCTTTTCAACCCATGTATTTCTCCTGGGTTTATAACCATATAACGTATTTGAAACGTTGAAATTCTTTGGTAAGTTCTTGGAGTTCTTAGGTCTAAGGTTATATTCATTCTTTACGTATGAGTTATTAGTAACATTCTTCCATTTTAAAGTATTAACATTGAATTGCTTATTACCACTCGATTTTTCATATCCATTCACCTTTGTATTCTTAACGGCGGATTTGAATCCAAAAACCATCTGTTTCGATAATCTCTCATCTGATGGTTTCGTAGTGTAGTTTTTGTATTTGTTAGGATCTACACGCTTGGCTTGGTTCATAGATACACGTGCATTCTTTTTAGTGGCTGCAGGTCCTTTACGAACAATCTTAGAACGCACACTTTTTAAAAACGTCTTCCATCGAATCGGTTCCCTTTATTCTTTTATCAAATAATCGAGCTAGTTTAATGAGTCTTTGACGGTCCTTTTTCCTTTTTTTCTGGTCTGAGTTTCAGTTTTTGCATGAGGTAAATATCTTCTATTAAAAATTCTTTACTCGCGATGTATACCTTGTTATTCGTCTTTAATTTACCACTATCGAGATTGCGATACGTTATACCCTTACGCCTCGACAGAACAACTTCGTAACCAAATTCCTTTGGACGCATGAACGGGATATCGAGAATACCACCTATATTGAAATCCTCTATTTTACCAGAGTCGGGTGAAAAGTAACGAATATTCATGTCGAGAGCGAATAACTCCACATCTATGAAGACGTCCCCCTTGGTGGGTTTATTCGTAGAACCCATCTTTTTCTTCTTAATGAGAGTGTAACGACGTGTGACAACTGGTGATGCCTGTTTGAAGCTGATACCCAAAAACTTAAATATTTTGGGGTGTTTCTTTCGCATGGAAATTAACCTTTTCTTGATCCGAGGACCAAGACGTTTGGCTATCTCCCCTAATTTGTCCCATAATATAAGCTTGGTAGCTTGAAGTTTACCAAAATATTGTGGATTGACGGACATACGAGGAACAAATTTTGCGTCTATATCACTCGTGACTATACGTTCATTATAATCAACGTATAAATTGAACGCCTCACCCCCACTAACAATGACGTCACCCATATTTTTCATGTGTTCAGAAACCTCTCCAATTGTTTCTATGATTATATCCCGTACACAATCTGTGACAAGAACATACATGAGTTTTTCGAAATCTTTCTTACGGTGTGTAGTGTGTGCACGACTTCTGAATTTACCAAGATCTCTCTGGAGATTTCGGTCATAATACTTTTTCATTTTGGCATCTTTGAAAAGTAAATTTTCATTTAAGAATTTATCGATAGTCGATTTCGGGTAAATATGTTCGTCCATTATTATATCATGATATAATAATATGGTCTGCAGAATCATCGATGAATGTAGATGCTTTGCATATGAAGGTGAAACCAAACAGTTTTGTGGTAAGCGACGAGGACCACATATTATCCCATGTCAAGAAGACTGTTGTTTTGGTGGATGTCCTGATGATGGTACTAGGGTGCCATTTCGAATCATAAAACACCCAGAGGGAAAGGGTGTGGTTGAAAAATTAGATCGTGTTGATGTATCCATTTTTATAGTTACATCAATCGTGGTTCTTCTTGGTCTCCTTTACATAGACTTAAAGGTTAGACGAGTAAGATAGATATAATGTCTCTTGAAACCATTCAAACCGAACTTGCCGCTCTCCGCAACGATGTCAAGAATTTGACCAAGCTCATTCGTAAGATTAAGAACACCCAGGAGGATCCCGACGGCGAGAAGGCTAAGAAGCGCGCCGAGAACAACGGATTCAACCGAAAGCAGGAAATCACACCTAAGTTGCGTGAGTTTCTTGCCCTTCCCGACGGAGAGCTCATCTCCCGCTCGGAGGTTACCAAGTTCGTTAACAAGTACATCACTGAGAAGGGTCTTAAGCACCCCGAGAACGGCCGCCAGATTATTCTCGACGATAAGCTTCGGGACCTTCTTGCTCCTCCCGCCGACGTTGTTGTTACTTACCTTAACCTCCAGAAGTACCTCTCTCCTCACTACATTAAGAAGGCTTAAAAAATAAAAACATAAACATAATAAAACATGGTCATCTTCGTTGATAAGACCCGAATTGAAGAACTTGTTGGTACAAAGATCAAAAATCTTGATTTGTACCAAAAGGCATTTACACATAAATCTGCCATCAAAGAATATGAGCAGTTTACAGAATCTTTTGAAACACTTGAATTTATTGGTGACTCCGTACTAGGGTTTGTTATCACTAAGTTTTTATTTGATCGTTACGAAAGTCGTCAAGAAGGTTTTCTCACTAAAGCTCGCACAAAGCTGGTTCGTGGAGAAACTCTAGCTAAGATTGCTAATACACTCAATTTAAACGAACTTGTGATTATGGATGAAAAGGGTATGCGCAACCAATGGAATAACAATCCAAAAATTCTTGAGGATGTTTTCGAAGCCCTGATTGGTGCTATTTACATGGATATTGGTCTCATCCATGCTAAGGAGTTCATTCTTAGGATTTATCAAGACCCCGAGATTGTTGATATGAATTCTATCATGGTTGATGATAACTACAAGGACCATCTCATGCGTCATTGTCAGATAAACAACTGGCAATTACCAGAATACCGTGTATGTGCTCATCATGAGGGTCTATTCTATATTGACATCTACATCGACAATATGTTTCGTGCCAGAGGTGCTGCAAAAAGTAAAAAACAAGCTGAACAAAATGCTGCACAAATGTATTTTCAAGTCCTAGATGAGGTTAAAAAATACAATTATAATTAAGTTAATATGCACCCGAATGTTAAAGCAGCGTTAGAGCGTGAGTATGCGGCACAGAAGTCGGAAGAGTGGCTTGCTCTTCGTGGCAAAATGTTAACCGCTTCAGATGCTGCCACAGCCATTGGTGTTAATAAATACGAAACACCTGAAGGACTTCTACTCAAAAAATGTGGTCTCGGTGAAAAGTTTACCGGAAATGCAGCCACTCGTCACGGTGAGAAGTATGAGGATGAAGCACGTATTCTATATGAAGAGAGGCATGGGGAGGTTGTCCATGAACTTGGTCTATGCCCCCATCCAGTTGAAGATTGGTTAGGTGGAAGTCCTGATGGTGTCACCGAATCTGGTAAACTTGTGGAGATTAAATGTCCTCCACAACGAGCGATCATACCCGGGGAAGTACCTATTCATTACATGCCACAGCTTCAACTCTGTATGGAGATTTTAGACCTAGAATCAGCAGACTTCATCCAATACAAACCAGCTGAAACCAACTGGCCCAAACCGGAAGAATTTGATGTAGTTAACGTTCCCCGTGATCGTGAATGGTGGAAGACTTATCTCCCAGTCATGAGGGAATTTTGGGATAAAGTTCTCTATTTTAGAGAACATATAGATGAACTTCCACCACCTAAGTTGAAGAAGACTCGAAAGAAAAAAGAACCCGAACCAGTTAGTTGTGAAATTGAGGCACTCCCTGAGGAGGACTTCTACAATGACGACTGAAGACCAATACAAACTTGCAACAGAATCCCTTAACGGGCGTCTATTCGTACCCTATCAAAGAGAAGGTGTACAATGGATGCTTGGAATGGAAAATCAAAGTGACGGCCCCAAAGGAGGCTTTCTATGTGACGAAATGGGTCTGGGTAAGACTGTGCAACTCGTGGCTACCATACTTGGAAACCCACAATCACGCACTTTGATCGTCGTACCCAAATCTATTATCACCCAATGGCATGAGGAAATTCAAAAATTTGCACCCAATCTTATCGTAAACATTTACGACGGAATTGAGCGTAAGGTGTGTAGCGATGCAGATATCACCATTGCACCATATACACTTCTCACTATCAAAGGTGCTGAGGTTGGTGCACCCACACCACTTCATTATACGACTTGGGATCGCGTTATTCTGGATGAAGGTCATGAGATTCGAAACAAGTCTTCGAAATTGTTCAAAAGTGTATGCCGTTTGAACACAAGTATTAAATGGATTGTAACTGGTACGCCAGTATTTAATTCAATGGAGGATTTTGTGTCTCTTTGTACTTTTTTAGGAATTCCTAAGAATTTTGTTCAAGGAAGGACGAAAGAGATCAAGGATATCTATATTCTTCGTCGAACCAAAGATGATCTGGCTAAGATTAATGAACGTCTTCGGCTCCCACCTTGTACGTTTGAAAATGTGGAACTTGATATGTTCAAAGAAGAGAAGGCTCTCTATGAATTTGTCTTTTTGGAGGCTCAGGATATTATCAAAGATGCATTCAAAAATACCCAAAGTCTTAATTCCAAAAATATGGTTATTTTGGAGTGTCTCCTCCGTGCCAGACAGTGTATGATTTGGCCACAGATGTATCTAAACGGGGTTGGTATGAAGAACGGTACCAAACCAACAAAGTGGGAAGGTAAATCTAATAAGATGGAAACTTTATTCGGGATGCTCCGAGAACATCCCAAGGAGAAGAGTCTCATCTTTTGTCAGTTCAGGGGTGAAATGAACTATATTCAGTCTCGGTTGGATTGCCCAGTTTTTAGGATTGATGGATCAGTTCCTAAAGGAGAGAGGGTCAGGCAAATAAATGCGTTTAAAAGTGCATCTCCGGGGGCTGTTTTCATCATTCAGATCAAGAGTGGAGGACAGGGGTTAAATTTGCAGGATGCAACCCGAGTATACATAACAGCCCCATCATGGAACCCCGCAACTGAATTACAAGCTATTGGTAGAAGTCACCGAACCGGTCAAACTCAAGCCGTCTACGTTAAAAAATTGGTCTACAGGGAGTGTCCACGGTTTGTGAGTGTGGAAGAAGAAATGATGGCACTTCAAGGTCACAAATCCATCGTGTGCTCAGAGGTTCTTAATGACGACCGTGTAAAAACCCAAATCCCAGTTAACAGGACATCAGCTAAAATTTCTATTATGGACATCAAGAATATTTTCCGTGCTTAATATAAATGACTGTTGGTTCCCGTGCTGAAGTTTTCCATGGTAACGCCGATGCAACCTCTGGTGGTCTCACCAAGAAGGATCTCCAAATGAAGGATGGACGTATTATCTCCAAGGCGGCGAGTAAGGCTGCTAAGAAGTCTCTCAAGCAGAACCCCAAGTTCATGGCTTTCATTGACCTCGCGAAGGAGAAGGCTGAGAAGAAGGACTCTTTCTGCCTCGTCCCCAAGAAGGGTAGCAAGTCCTACAAAAAAATAATCAAAGCTAGTAAGTAAGAGATGACGCTCACTCAGTGGTCAGAATCCGTAAGAATGGCTAAAATCAAACTTGGTTTGGACCCAAAGAAATATACCAGAGTTCAGGGTAAATTGCTCAAGGAGGCTCAGGCTATATATAGTATTTTAATGTTAAGTAAAACTAAAGTTTAAATTGAAATCCCTTTAGATTTTGTGGCTCATATACGATGAGTTGATAGAGTTTCCATGTACACCCAAATTTCCTGTTCAAGAAATACACACTATTGAGTTCAACAATAGCATGTCCACTATTTCTTGCATAGAGACCGTTTGTCGCATCATCATGTAATGGGTTTTTATCAGCGTCGAATACATTCGGTTTGATTTGGTCTTCCATAGTCGTGTCAACCTTGACACGGAACTTCGGTTCACGATCAGGAGACTGTTTAATATTCGAATTAAACATGGGAAGAAGCTCTTCTTTCGACATTGAAGTACCAAAAATATCCACACTTTGTTCGACAACTGAATCTATGATTTGGTCCTCAAGTTTACGAGTGGAATCATAAAACTTCTTCATGTAACTTCCATCTTCATCGTAGCCCTTGATTGCGAAATCGATGTTGTACTTGGTTTGACCCACCTCTGGTGTAAAACCGGAGACCCCAAAAGGCATATACATTCGAGGAAATTGGACGCGTAAGGGTGTACCCTGTTTCGTACTTATGACGATTTTTCTATTATTAAACTGATTAATCTGTAGATTTTCGATGGCACTGTCCATTATTCTGTGTTATTTAGAATCTAAAACTTTAAGCTGAACAAGCCACACAATCTGGCTCTAGACTAAACTGGATTGGTCGAGCCTTAGCCTTAGATCGCAAATAATACATTCCTGTTTTGAGACCAGACTTCCAAGCATACATGTGCATCGAAGATAACTTGGACATGGTAGGACTCTCCATGAAAAGATTCATAGATTGTGATTGGTCAATAAAATGACCCCTGTCTGCTGCCATATCGATAATGCATTTTTGGCTAATTTCCCACACAGTTTTGTAAAGATTCTTAATATCATCAGGGATATCCACAATGTTCTGAATAGAACCACCAGCTTTAACCATTAGGTCTTTCATTTCCTTACTCCAAAGACCCACATTCTTAAGATGATCGACGAGATGCTTGTTGACAACAACAAATTCACCAGCGAGTGTACGACGAAGGTAGATATTAGTGGTGTACGGTTCGAAACATTCGTTATTACCCAAAATCTGTGCGGTGGAGGCTGTAGGCATGGGAGCGAGAAGGAGACTGTTCCTAAGACCCTTTGTTTTTACACGTTCACGCATAGCATCCCAGTCGTACCGACCACTGAATTTGGTTTCACCTTCCCACATATCTGGTTGAAGAATACCTTCAGAAGCTGGGGAACCCTTAAAAGTTTCATACGAACCATCTATCTCAGCCAACTCAGAACTCGCTTCAAGTGCGGCATGATAAATAGTCTCAAAAATGTGTGCATTCATAAGACGGGATTCCTCACAGTCGAATTGAAGACCACATAGAATGAAAACATCTGCGAGTCCCTGAACACCAAGACCAATTGGACGATGCTTCATATTAGATCGACGAGCAGTTTCAACTGGGTAAAAGTTGCGGTCAATAACACGATTCAGGTTCTTAGTGACAGTCTTAGTGACTTCATGGAGCTTGTCATAGTCAAATGTCTTCGTTTCCTTGTTTACATACTTTGGAAGTGCAATAGACGCCAGGTTACATACAGATGTCTCATCCTTGTCTGTATACTCAATAATTTCGGTACACAAGTTAGAACTCTTAATAGTTCCTAAGTTCTTTTGGTTGGACTTCTTATTGCATGCATCTTTGTATAACATATATGGGGTACCAGTCTCAGTTTGACTCTTAAGAATGGCCTTCCAAACTTCTGTAGCTGGTACAGTTGCATTAGCTAGACCCTCCTCTTCATACTTTGTGTAGAGAGCCTCAAACTCTTCACCGTATACATCAGAAAGGCCCTTAGCCTTATCGGGACAGAAGAGAGACCAATTACCACCTTCTTCAACCCTCTTCATGAAGAGGTCAGGAATCCACATAGCACTGAAAAGGTCCCTACAACGTGCCTCCTCATCACCTTGGTTGAGACGAAGTTCCAAGAAATCCATGATGTCTGCATGCCATGGCTCAATGTAGACCGCAATCGAACCCTTTCTTCTGCCCGCTTGATTTACGTACCTAGCCGTGGCATTGAAAACTCGAAGCATAGGAATGATACCGTCACTCTGGCCATTAGTCCCTCTAATCCTTGATTTATTAGCACGGACCTGGTGGACATGAAGTCCGATCCCCCCGGCCCATTTTGAAATCTGCGCACACTCTGTCAGTGTGCCATAAATCCCATCAATTGAATCACCCTTGTTCGCAATCAGAAAACAAGAGGACATCTGAGGTCGAGGTGTACCCGCATTGAATAGAGTAGGGGTTGCGTGAATGAATAAACCCTGGGACATATTATCATAGGTTTCGAGAACAGCTGGGATGTCTTTACCATGAATACCAATAGCAACACGCATAAACAAATATTGAGGAGTTTCAATCAACTTACCTTCAACTCTTTGAAGGTAACTTTTTTCAAGAGTTTTTAAACCGAAATATCCAAAATCGAAATCACGGTCAGTTTTAATGTAATCCTTTACCTGTTGTGCAACCTCGACAACCTCATCTGTGATAATACTCGCCTTCTGGAGCTTTCGCATCGCGAGATGGAAGTTGTTAGGGCATACTTTATGAATATTGCTCGCAATAATACGAGTTGCGAGAACTTCATAGTCTGGGTCCGATGTAATCAAACCAATACAAATTTCAGCAGAGAGAATGTCTATTTCCTGTGTGGTGATATTATCATACATTGACGAAAAAACCTGTTGAGCAATTTTTTGAGAGTCACATTTGTCTGAAAGTCCAGACGTTAAATTCTTGATCCTATTGGTGACGTTATCAAATCTCATATCCTCAATACGACCTGAGCGTTTAATGACCCTCATATACATTCTCTTCAAGTTTTATTTTTAACTTACTTCTTACAATTAAGATCCGCACTTCTCACAGGTACCGTTCCAACGGTTTCAAATTTACGTGTAGGATGCATGAGATACGTGTTTACGAAAAATGGTCCATCCTGACCAGGTTTCGCCACAGGGGGGTAAGAACCCACGAAGCATTCTGGGGCTTCACATGGAATTGGTTCAGCATTATTGGGTTTGGCGGCATACGCTTCGTCAAAGTTGGCGATGTTCAGCATTTAATATCTACGGATAATTTTTTTCGGCGACTATATTAAATGTGTGATAACCTCCACCTTAATTCCATTCAGCAGTGTGAGACCCCACTGAACACTTTGTTCTTTTCGGATTTCAACAAGAATCTTCTTCAGCGTGGAATTCGTCAGTCGTTCAAGAACAAAACTGGTATCTCCATCGATTATCAAAACCCTGATGACCTGTATGGGATCATGCGGGTTGTTTTTATCAACAACTCCGGTGATCATCATTCGAATATAAACGAACAGGTTAAATTCATGAACGATCGTGTCATATCCACGGCTATGTCTCAAATTCAAACCGGTGTGTCTCAATATATTGCATATGCGAAAGATATAGATACTATAAGTACCCCTATGGACCGACCTATGAATACCAGCACCACTGGAAATAAGATTGATTACAATAACAAAATTGGAATCAATTAAAGGTTTGAGTCTCCTATGGAATAAGTATGAGTCTAAACAAATACAAATGTGAAACAGAAAAGGTGTGTAGGTCTAAGGGGTGGGATCGTGCCCCCATCGATACTGTATGGCTTCTCCTGACGGAAGAAGTTGGTGAACTCGCTTCAGCCATTCGCCAGTATAAGAAAACATACAAGAAGACAAATCTAAAAAAGGAAAGAGGGACGGATGTTATGATGGAAATGGGTGATGTATTTTCATACCTTTTTCAACTGGCACATATGCTAAATGTTGATTTGGATAAAATGTGGGATGAACATAAAATTAAGATGGTGGATAAGAAATATAATCTGAAGTAATAACAATAATGAGTGAGTTTATGCTTAACGATGAAGCTGCCATTGATGACATCAACCCATTTGTCCAACACGATTTCTCCCTTCCAGGAGGTGTGAGACAGACGGGGAATTTTCAAGATTTTGAAGAAATTACCCCGGGTAAGGGTATTTTCGAGCCTACAAAGAGTGTTTTTTGTGATACAGGACTTTGTGAAGATGAGAGACAACCGTGTCAAATGGACAAGACGCTCCATCCACGACGCAACATCGATTATGGTTTAGGGTGTGGGAAACCGAAGAAAGTTAAGGTTGGTGTTTCCAATAGGAAAACACCTTGGCGATGGATTCTTATCGCGGTTCTTATTGCTCTAATTCTATTAATTTTAGTACGTTGAAGAAATACTTGAGACGTGACTTCTTTTTACATTCTTGAATTGAATCTATTATTGATTTCTTACAAAACTTTTTAATAAACTCCACTTGCCAAGCACTCTCCATATTAATACGAGGTGGCTGGAATGTTGGATCTAGAATCTTAACTGCGTGGGCGACACGTACGTACTTACGAATATCCTGGTCGTAAGTTAAGAAACTTTCGAGTGACAGTTCAGCCATACGTTGTCTCACCTCTAGGGTCTTCTTAACCATTGTATCAAGAAACTTCTCGTAAACAATTGAGTGATTATTTGACTCTAAGATACCCAATCAGCGAAAGGCTCTGTATTGAGGTAATCTGTGAAGGTTGAATATCCCTTGTTCCTTATGTACCGGTCATAGACAATCTCAACATAGGAGAGATCAGACTCCACATCAAAAACATGCTTTGCAGATTTAAGGAATGACGTCATGTACTTAAATGGAGAGTCTCATCTTTAAACACCTAAGTGAGCCACCCACAATGTAAAAAGTATGTCCAAAAATGTATTCAACTATTGCAAATAATAGCTTTTCGTATCTCCTCACTCTCGATGAGATACGAAAAGCTCTCCCCGATGAGACCCGACCCTCATGGGTAAAGATTACGACTATCACCATGGTATCAAGCTTTATCCAGGATATTGATATAAAGCGACTTCGAGGTTTATTCGAAGAAATTGGTTCGTATAAGATGAGACGTTCGGGTACGAAAACGGAGGGTTTCGAGTGGAAACTCAAACCTACAACGTTTTACAACCAGGTGACTCTCACGTATCATGACACGTTACAGCACCAAGTCTGTCAAGGTATTTCCCTAACGGTTCGATCCAGGTGGCTGGATGCTGTGATCTTTTCGATTGCAAACGTATCATCACACAACTCGTTCATATTTTCAAAACCTTTTTGGGTTTGAAAATCGAAGTTCCGTTGGATTCATTCCGTGTGGTCATGATAAACTCCAACTTCAGCCTCAACTACAACATCAACCTCCATCTCGTCTCGAACTGGTTCGAGGAGTACGACGACATTTTCAAGGTTTCTTTTGAACCGGATAGGTATTCCGCCGTGAAGATCAAGTTCAAACCTTCAGAGGATATGAAGGAAATTACATGCAGTATCTTCAGTACCGGTAAGATTATCATCACAGGGGCGGAGACCCTCAAGGAGATTGCGTTTGCCTACAACATCATCAACAACCATATAAACGAGAAACCCGAAATCAGGGTATCACATACAGAAGAGACCGACGTGTTTGATATTTATTTGGGATACAAATGTGAACCATTCATCAAAGTGCTAAGGGAGAAGGGATTCAATTCTTGGATGAGAACAGTTACCAATAGACAAATAAAATTCTAAGTGTATATCAATAAAACAAAATGGCTGCCATGCCCATGTTAGTCGGTGTCGGCCTTATGATGGTATGTTGTTCCAGTTCTAGTGTAGCTGCCCTAATGATGGGTGGTGAGGAAACCCCAACCCCGATCCCAGACACAGGAGCGGGGGCGGGAGCTGATGACTCATGTGACGAGACTCTGAGTGGAGAAAAAGATGAAGGTTACCGTGGTTGCCAGGCGCAGACCCGCTCCGGTAAGACGTGTCAGTCATGGGACTCACAGACTCCTCATGAGCACACACGAAAAGACGAAGCGAAGGGCTCCGCGGGCCACAACTACTGCCGCAACCCTGATGGCGAAGACACCATCTGGTGCTACACGACGGACCCCGAAAAGCGTTGGGAATACTGCGATCCTCTGTGAAGTATATAATCCCATTTACAAGATTTAAATTCTAGGTGTATAATAACAATATGTCGCAGCGACTCGGTATGGCCGATGGTCGGTGTTTCACCATAAACTCGTCAGCCCAGCTCTTCAACAACTATGTCATGAAGCAAAATGGAATTTCTTTCGAGGACAACTATTCTTACCGCCAGCTTCTCCAGAAGCAGGGACCCCAGCTCGTCACTAAGATCCAAGAGGCGGAGCAGGGTAAGGGTCCTTGCAACACCTGTGATAAACCTCTTCTCAAAATGCCCGGTATTTACTAACTGAGCTAAATCCACGAAAAAACTTTAATACCATCTTGTAGAATGTCAACATGTGCCATATGTCTCGGTGAAGTCAAGTGTACGAGAATAAACCCTCCACTTCGATGCGGACATATGTTTCATTCCCACTGTCTACAGGAATGGAAAAATCAAGGTAAGAATACGTGTCCAACATGCAGGAAAGTTTTCGATGCTTCACAATTTAAAATTACAGTCACTATACAAAACAATTACACAGCAACGGCTAATTCTGTGTCCTTGAATGAGGGGTCTATATTTGACGTTTTAGATTTATTTGACATTAATTTTGATGTGGATCAACAAGAAGACGTTGAAAGTATATTAGCGGATCTTGGGATGAGTCTTACCGACTTTGATTCCAGTATCCTTGACACAGAATGAACTACAGTATTTCTCGTAGTTTAAACCTGGGTAGTCCCTCGAAGCTGTACGAGGGTCAGTGATGGCTTTACCTTTAGCATCAGTGAGAAGTGGGCCAGTCGCCCAGCCCCGCTTGTGACTGAAAACGTTAGCCTTAAAAATTACACGTTTACCCACCTTAAACTGACCACCCCTCTTTACTCGTGATTCGGGAACTTTAAAGAATTTGGCTACAGCTTTGATAGTATCTCCAGGTTTGATTTTATATTCAACCACCCCATGCTGTTTGTAAAAGTGAAAATCCCCTTGTCGAATGTAGTTCATCGGTCTCCCAGGAGAAACAAACATCATAACCTTGAAATAACCTTTTTTACATTTTTCATTTGCACCCGCTTTGTACACCTTCTTAGGATTATCGGAAATAACGCGTTTAGGAAGTCCAGTACAATGGGTGTAAGTGTGATTACCATTAGAAAGCCCTGAACGGTCACCCGGTATTGATTTTTGCCACCTGTATGCCTCGTAGTCACCCACGGCATAGGCATAACAATTATTATTCCCAATACCCTTCGGTGTCGACCACCTCCTGTTCGTAAACTTATTTTCCGAACCACTCAGGGGAAGGGCTTTCATTTGTAATTGGCCTAGAAAAAAATATCAGTATGTAATAAAATGCTTCACGAGGTCACTCACGCCAAGTCTCGCTCCGAGATGATTACCGAGCTTCTCATCTTCGCTCTTAACGTTCTCATCAGTACTTTCATCCTCCGTCTTGTCTGGAACCGTTCGCTTTCCAAGCACATCTCTGTGCTCAAGCCCATCTCCAGCCTTCTCGACGCGTTCATTCTTTCCATCTCTCTCCAGGTTGTCCGTGGTATCTAAATAGGTTTTACCAGGTCATCAGTAAATCATTATTGATACGTTGAAACAGTCAGCGTATGAGTAAAAATCTGTACATATAATAAAGAATGTCTGTCGTACCTATGCTCGCAGGTGTTGGTCTTTTGATAGTATGCTGTTCTTCCAGTTCAGCTATGATGATGGGTGGTGAGGAAGACCCAGCTGGAGCTGGAGCGGGAGCAGGAGCAGGAACCGATACCCCAGACGAAACTTTCACCATTCCCACAGACACTGATTCCCTGAATGAATGCTATGGTGCGAGGTATTGGGATCTTCGTGCCGCATTTGGAACTGATAAAGCGGCGCTTGGTGGGCACTACACAACCTATACGACAAATGGTTCTGAAACCCGTTCCAATTCCTGCACTCTCTCGGATGCAGAGGCACAATGCTACCTCGACCGCTACCCAGCGGTACAAGCATATGCGGGTACTAATCTCAAATTAGCACGTAAACACTATTACGAGGTTGGTATGGGTGAAAATAAGGATTTCGTGTGCCCACCGGGTGTGACGGAGCTTAAGTGTTATGGTGAGAGGTACCCAGATTTACAAAACGCTTTTGGTACCGATTATGCGGCGCGTTCAACAGCCTCCACACTTTACAAACTTGGTCAGCACTGGGGGAACCATGGAAAAGGTGAAGAGAGAGACTTTTCGTGTCCTTAAACCCCTATATTTCATTATTGATAAGTTGATACAATCAACTCTTGAATAATAAATAATTAAACTTCGTTGTATCCAACGATCTTCTTACCGTTAGGACCCTTGAGAGTGGGGAAAGCCGTCATACCGTCACAACCACCCTTGTCACAATCGACGAAAGTGTATGGAGTACCCGTCTTCTTCATGTATTCCAACTGTTTGACTGTCCACCCACACCCCTTTGTTCCGTAAACGGTCCACTTTTTACCACCTGGGGAGGCCTTGGTTGTATTCCTGTAGAGCAAAAAGACAACGAGAACGATTGCCACTGCAACTACAATTGTTGAGCGCTGCATATTTTATTATAGGTAAATATTTTTTTAAGGTTTACAAATCTTCTTTTTGAGCATATTGCGTTCATCGTTTGATAGACTGTTCACGTACTTGTTTATCTTTTTGGTATTTTTGGGGGTCTTGAGAGCGTACGCAACTGCCGGGTCTAATGGTCCATTCTTGAGAGGTCTCGCCTTGTTCATCTTATTCGCAAGTTTTCTCTGTGCGTTCTTTTCCCGTGCCAATAATTCCATGAATTGTTTATTATTTGCGTTAGACCACTTGGCCTTGGGTGTGACCGTCTTGAAACGGCCCCCAACAAACTTCATATTCTTACCATCTTGTATGGCGTTCCTTACGTTTTGGGGTGTCTTCATGTTAAAAGGTTGTCCACGTTCGTACCTCTTCATTCGAGCCCTCTCCGACCACGTTGGTTGTGCCCTCCTTTCCCTCTCAGCCTTATTCTTAGCCAAAGCCTTTTCATATGCATGCTTTCTCACGTACTCACGCTTCTTACCGTTAACATCAACAAACGAGAACCGTGCATCACGTCCAAGTTGTATCTGATTATTGATCTTTTTCTGGAACTTGGCGGCGTAAGCTTGCAAGTTCTTTTGCTTAGCCTCATGATATGCGGACTTACTCTCAAATTCCTGCTTCTTACCGTTTACGTCAACGAAAGACCTCCAGTACTCGTTCTTCTTAGCCTTGGGTGTGGGGGTCTTGGCCTTGGCCTTGGTCTTTTCCCTCTCAGCCTTGTTCTTAGCCAAAGCCCTATCGTATGCAAACTTCCTGACAAATTCACGCTTCTTACCCTTTGCATTGACGAAAGAGAACTTCTCCTTGAGACGAACAGGTGTAGGTGTTTTACCCTTGGTAGCCTTGATGGCTTGAATCCTAGCATTTAACTTATTCGCAGCCTTCTTCCTCCCACTCTCAATCTTCCTTGCATATTCCATCATATTGGAAGGGGACATCACAGCATAAGGTGCGTTAGGCGTGGCTGGTTGAATCTCGGGGACTGGGTTGGGACGCACAACACCAGGTCTCCTCCGGGGTGCCGGTTTGGCTTTGGGTTTAGCTAATGCAGCCACAGCCCTCTTAATCGCACTGTTCATCTTCTTCTTCCTTTCCGCGCTTGAAAGTTTGGGACTGGGAGTCTTAGTCTTAGCCTTGGGTGTCTTAACCTTGACGGGAGTCTTAGCCTTGGGAAGCATTTTGAGAGCCTCCGAGAGAGTCTTTGGTCTATTCGTTGATTCCTCACCAGTTAAGAATGGGTGCGTCAAAATAGTTTTGAATGTGGGGAGGTTTGCTCGGAGGGAGACGTGGTAATCTGAGAGTAGATATCCCTGGTTGGTGAATTTTCCGTTAAACTCGAGGAACTCTTTGTTTGGTATGAGCTCTTCGATAAAATTTTTAATAGCTCGCTCCTTAGGATTCCCAGGATTTCTCACCTTAACATAAATGATATACAAGAACCTATGAATATCATAGTAAATCGTACCTGGACCTATTCCATGTCCGTATATACCCGCACCCTCATATCCACCATCAGCCGTTTCTGGGTTTGGCATACGCCTGGACCAGTATGATAAACCAAAATCAATGATAGTCGCTTCAACACCAGCGTTTGTACGCTTATACTTTTTGATATCAGGTGAACCGAGACGACTCCTAAAAGATCCACCAGGGTCGTTCCGAATTACTTTACGACCGAGGTCAACTTTCCAAGTGTATGGGGTTTCGTTCCGAGTAACCATCACATTTCCTCCATGTAAATCGCGGTGACGGAAGTCTGGAAATTTTTGGTTAATTCGGTAGAGATTATCAAAAACCTGTGTGATGACAGACTTTATCGCATCAAGAGATGGCTTGGTTTGCCACCACGAATTAAACGGCATACCATTAAGAAGTTCCATATAAAGAATATCCTTGGGTTTGGTACGTTTTGTTGGTAAGACCAATGTACCATTCTCTTTACGCACCTTTTTAGGTGTTTTATCTTGGATGGGGCACTTCTTAAAGAGGTACATCTCGGGAACCGCAAACTCCTTCAATTTTTCGGCAACCTTGAACTCAAACTCGAATGCACCATCAGTACTTTCCGATGTATCTATCTCTTTGTACGCGACATACCGCCTTCCATTATCATTGATACTTCCACGGTACATCTTTCCAAATTGACCTTCACTTATAGGTCTACCCTTACCTGTACGAAGGGTAGGTGAGTTGTAACTAGGAACTTTCAAGAAGTGTTCTGGTACACAAGCCTTCTCACCTTTGAGTAATTTTTTCAAGTTACTCTCGATTGACATACTTACTTATTGGTAAGAAGTTATTTTCAACTTACCAAGAAGGAACTGAGACTCGGAATATAAATTTTATTGAGAAGTACGGGTACCTCTCCACCACATACCACCTTCAGTCACCCCAGACTTTCCTTTCACACCGGACCTGCAATGACCACCAAATGGTTTGTATACGCACGATTGAGCTTCAGCTTCACCGGTATTAGACTTAAATACCATACAATTTACCTTATCTACACCTTTGTGCCAATCCAGTGAAAATCCAGGACAATTAGAATTATCTTTACACGCAGTTTTGCACTCCTCTATCGCATTCGCTGGGTTATCCACAAAAAATTGGGAGTATGGATATCCACTTTTCCCCGACAAAAGACGAAATTCTCCAAGTCGTGTGAACGGACTGGAAGAAGTGAAATTTTCTGGGTCGACAGACTCTTTTACTGAGTCTGTACGTGGGTCCTTAGGTGCATCATCACCTCCTCCACCAGAGTCGGACCCTCCACCAGAGTCGGACCCTCCACCAGAGTCGGACCCTCCACCAGAGTCGGCTCCTCCTTCAGAGTCACTACCGCGCATGATTAGGGCAGCTCCAAGACCAGACGACATACATAGTGCACCCACACCTACAATCATTGCAACTTGGGACATTGTTATATATTATACTGTGAGATTTTTGTTATTCGTAAGATATGGGTACATCTTACCAATATT